CAAGTGTGTCGCCAAATGATGTCAAGCCAGTTTTGAGACTCAATGGTGGCTCTGCCGCAAACGCTGGAATGTCCAGTGTCATAGAGAAGTCAGAAGTTTCTTCAAGCCAACGCAATACCTTTTCGCGTATTTTGTCGCCACCAGCGCCTTCAAAATCACTCCAATCAACGTTCTTGAAGTGGCCAGCGCCCTTGGCAATCTGGAATCCGCCACTGTCACCAAGAAGGAATGTAGAACCATCTCGCTTGCGACTTTGCACAAAGCGTTCGCTTTCTTTAGACTTTTCAATATCTAACTTGGCGTGTCCTGCTGAATACAAGCCCCACTTATAAGTAAAGTATCCACCGCCGTTATAAAAATCTAGGCCACGGTGGCCTTTGTCGAATGTGGGTCCGAACCGATCCGGACCGTAGTGATCCGGGTTGTCGTCTAGTTTTGCCATTTGCTGAATGTAGAAGCCACTAAATGCTGGCAAATGCACAGCCCAATGGTCTTCTTGCGAATCAGTTAAATTAAATGGATCGAATTTTTCTGTCATTATTACCTCTTGGTAAAGCTAGGCAGGTGCCTAGCTAGCTCTCGCAGGGATGATGTAAGTGTACGTACCGAGGCCTGAGTTCACTTCAATTTTAAGTGCGCCCATATCACTGAAGCTGATGTGTGTTGTCTCAGACGTTCTGTGCAACTTCATGATTGCAAGAAAGTGCCCAATTGGAAAACGCCATGCATGCTTTAATGTGCCTTTTACATTCTTTGCAAATGTAATCTTAGAACGGTCTGTTGAGCCTGCGCCAATGTGGAACTCCAAGTTGCCGTTAACTGTGCGTGCAACAAACGAATCTTCATAACTACCCAGGATGCTGTCCATGGTAGATAAATCTTTGATTGCAGTTGTGCTTGGATCAACAGTGACCATCCACTCAGCGCCCTTGAAAGGTGGTACCTGGATTTGCTCTTCTGCAACTTCTGCCGCCATAAAGCGATACTGACCGCTGTGGCCTGAGCCCGAGTCAAATGTTACTTCACATGGAGTTTCAGTGCCGTTGCGATCGCGTGTTTCAATTACTACCGATGCGTCTTTCGAATTAAATCGATCGAAGTTCAAGTAGCCCGCAAGCACGCCCATTCTTGATAAGCCAACAGTTCCCTGCAAGTTATCAATTGATGTATTGATGGTGCCCTGTACAACAACTGTACGGTTCTCTTCCATTGCTTCAATTTTAATTGAGTCTGGTGAGCCAGTGACTTTTACTGCTTCGATAAAGCCCAAGCCATGTGTGTGTTTTACTATGTCTGATAGGATGTTAAAAACCATTCGTTAATTCCTTTTTACGATTTCGCGTATTATAGCAAGTTTGTGTTCGGTTGTCAAGTGCTAAATTTAACAACCGATGATTCATTATCCAAATAGTGAATCGAAGTGTACTGCCTGTTTGGAAGCTTTTGTTAAGTCCCATGGCATCACACTTAATAAGTTTCTGATCTTCTGATCCACAATAGCTTCGCGCATTGCTTCTTCATCGAACGGAAGTTCCAAGAACCAATCCGGCAAGTGTGATTCATCAATCGGGTAAGCAACTGACTTCATGACGTTATCGGCTGTTTCTCTTAATCTACAAACGATGATCTTCTGTCCGTCACCTATTGGTCCTGTGTGATGATCATTGTTTATTCTTCTAAGCAGGTTCCAGTTCATGCTTGCTTGTACATGACCTGGTATTGTTAGTTGTACTTTCTGCCCTTGCATCTTGGCAAGCAATGCCGCATCTCTACGATCCTTGTACTTGGTGAGACCGTTGACTGCTTTGGGTGTACCTTTTTCCCACGGCTTCATGGCATCGAACTTGTCTTTAAAATCTTTGATGTAAGATATAACATGCTCTTCGCCTTTGTAAAGCAGTGTGTCTGTTAACACTGTTAACAAGAACTTCTGTACAAACTGTGGAGTATCAGAACGTCTTAAGTCAAGGCCCATTGCTTTCACTTTGCCGATGCTACCGCCAATGTCTTTACGCTGACCTTCATCATCATAAACCAGTGCCGCATAGCGTTTTTTCTTAATAAATAAGGCCGATTCTGCGACTATCTCACGTGACGACACAATAACACCAACTGATTTCTCAAACGGTATATTAAAGGTGTCTAACAAGAATTGCGGGAATGTATCACTAACCTGTTCAGAGATTGTGTCATACACTTCAATTGCAATGTCTTTGTTCCACGGAATCTTTCCACTGTCGATATCATCCTTGAGTGCAGGATATGCGCTGTAGTACGTGCTGTCAGTATCACCATACAATGCACACTCGCCGTAATGATCGTAAACGCCTGTGAGCATTTCATTGGTCTTGGCTGCCATGTGTTTTGTGATGTTACGCCCTGTTAGTGTTGTGCTCTGTCCTATGCGTTGGTCAAAGAATCTTGAGCCTGCGTTTAACAGTGCGCCATACGCCGAGTTCAAGTTAATCTTTTTAACCAACTGTCTCTTGTCCCAGAACGCTAACAATGCATGCACCAGTTTCTGATCGCGCAAATGTACTTTGCCGTTTTCATCAACTTCGAGATTTTGCCTGTTCATGTATGCAACAATGCTATCACGATCCGCTTCTTCGATCAACTTTTTGAATACCTTGATCTGCAATGCTTCAGCAGTGTTAAACGGATCAGCTTTGATAACACTGTCGTCTATGTCAGCATTGGTAAACAACGAAGCCGGCACATTGAAGCCTGCATCTTTTTCGTTTAGCTTTACCATGTTGTATGCGGCACCAAAACTTTTAAGAAACTTACGTTCGCTGTACCAGCGTGCTAACAAGCCGGGTATGATTCCTTGCGTATCATTTTTAAAGATAGTGCCGTTGGCCGATATGGACCAAGGATTGCCACCTTCGAATATGATCTTTCGCAGTTCGGCGCCTGTGATATGATACTCGTCACCATTTTCAAATCTTAGCTTGAGCTTTTGTGAGTTATCGTTTTCGTGATAGTAATCCATTTCAAGTGGATTGAATCTATCGTTCCACCACATTGCAAATGTGTTTGCTTTGCGTGCTGACTCAAACTCGTGTATTGCTCGAGTTGTTCCTGACAAGTCCAGTTGACCTATGATGGTCTCTGGACTCATGTTCAGCGCACGTATAACAGCCGGGTACAAGGAGTTTAAATCCGCAGAGCCTACCCATTTCTGAGCACCCTTCTTTGGAGTTGCTACCCAGCCACCTGCCGCTCTCACTTCGCCGTCATGCCTTTGTTTGTTAGGAACAACAAAGCCACGTTGATGAGCTTCAATGGTTGCCGCTTGGTCAATCATTGCAACTGTGCCCATTGTTGTCGGAATCAATACGCCGTTGGCATGTGCAATAGAACTACACAAGTCTATGTACTGCAACTTGACATCTAGTCTGTGCAATAGCATTGTATCCTGTATGTTGTATTCCAAGAACTTTTTAAAGTCGTGGTTATAAAGGTGATCCAGTGTTCCGCTGTAATCAACTTTCTTTTCACCTAGCTCAGCTTCTGCAATTGCGTTCAGTGCATAACTGTGTCGTTCTTCATAGTTATACTTTTTGTACAATTGCATGTAATCCAAATGCACTCGCCCTATCAAGTCGTATGTTGGTTGCTCTTTGGAGCCACGTTCAAACTTGCGCAACTTAGGCAATTCATTCCACAGGCACATTTTACGTGTTTCTGTTTTGCCAAGCTTCTTGATAATTCGATTCACAGTATACGGAATATCGTATGCTTCTGAATTCCATCCGCTTAATACATCTGCATCTTCAATTACGTCCAGGAATGCTTTGAGCATTTCTTTCTCGGTATCAAAGATGATTGTGTCGCCTACTTCCTCTGCAATCTTGTCAGCTTCGGCACGCTTAACACCTTTCGGAGGCACAGCCAAACATATCATCTGCCCTAACCACTGTAAGTAGATAGATATAGATGTAACAGGTGTAAGTGCATCGGCAGGTTCTGAATAACCATTAACTGGATCGAAGTCGACTTCGATATCGAAAAACGCAACATGCATGTCTGGATTGGGGCAGTCTGGGTATTCTTGTTCTAGGCATCGCATTACAACGTTCATGTCTGACTCATACTTCTTGCCATGAAACTGATTGAGCATTTTTGCACGCTCAGTCATGTTCGAAGGATCAATCTTCTTGCAGGGTTTGCCATAAATTGTTCGATGGGTACCGCGTGGATCATCAATGAAGAAATGCCAGTCTGGCTTGAACTCCTTGATAACGCGCTCTCCGTTAACTCTTTCGACGATACGAACAATTTCGTCTTTTCTTATGTGTAGAGCATCAACGTACATTTATCGTCCTGATATGTTAAAATTCGAGGGTAGGTATCTGTCGACGGAATGTCTAAGTGTACTCTCGGGTGTGCTTTATTTAGCGGGCAGTACGAAACTACCCACTAAGTTCTGATGCTAGCCTTTTTTGCCGGCTGCGTCTAGGATGTCTTCAATTTCGTCAAGTGCATCACGTTCGTCTTGCATTGACTCTTTGTGGGCGATACGAATCGCTTTGGCAAGCTGACTCGGCTTTACTTCAATTTCTTCGGCAATTGCTTTGATTGTATCGCGTAGGCCTTCTTTCAAATCATCAATTTCTTGATTGACTTGGCAACCTTCGCTTATCAATTGCTTGAGACGAATGATATCTTCGCCTGTGAAACCTTTACGGTTGTATACGCTTTCTTCTGCCATGTTATATCCTTATAGCTGGTTAGATGTAATTAGTTTTTTATTTTTGTGTGATGTGCATTATAGCAGATTGGACACAGAATGTCAATAGAAATTTTTGTGGAATTTTATAATCATTTCATCTGCACCATCGTAGAACTCGTATTCACTGAGCTTGCTAAGTTCAGCAACAATGACTTCTTCGTTTTCGATAGTGCGACATTGGTATACCAGATCGCTACGAGTGTAGAACACATCAATATAAAATGTTTCGTTATCAGTTTTTATGTCTACCTGTTGCCAATTGTTGGCCATGATGTGAACACCTGATTCCTCTTCGAACTCACGCGCCATTGTGTGCTTGGGCTTTTCGTCTTCTTCGACTTTGCCGCCCAGTCCGTTATGCAATCCAGCCTGCGCGTCTGGGCGGTTCTTTTTCATGATTGCTACATGAGAGTGATCTTTACTAAAGCAAAAGCCTAGTACATATTTTTTCATTGATAATCGCCTTCGCCCCTTATATCGGGGTGTGAAGAAATAGGAGACATATAACCAGGTGACATTTCAACTGGCTGTTTGTATAAGTCTGGCATGTTTTGCTTTAACCATCCGGTAATTAAATTTCTGGCGTCAATGTTTCCTTTGAGTTGCAGTTCGTTGTCGATGATTGCAGTCAAGTCTTGATCGACCAAGTAAGGACTTAGTGTTTGTATTGCTTGGTTAAGCGGTATCGGTTGGTCGAACAGATGCTTTAGATTGGCAACTTGTTTCTGTCTTAGTGATTCTGTAATTTCCTGAAGTCTCATGTTAGCCTGCTCCTGTATAATGAAATATGCCTGCTAATGAGCCTTTGCGATATGCTTCGGCTTCCTTGTTTAGTTCTTCAGGACTTTCTTCTAACCCTAATTCTGTCTGTAGTTTGCGGAACAAATCAACAGCTTGCTTCTGAGTTATACGACTAGGCATGCAGTTAAAAAACGACCTAAAATCGTTGTTATTAACGGCCTCGCGTGCAACAGACCCGCTAACACCTTCCACTGTGTTTATGTTGCTGTTACGTGTGCCTGCTGACTCTGCAACAAACGATGTAACGCCCCATTCCTTGGCATAGCCTGCCATTGACGAGAATTGCTCGACACGATCGCTACCACACACAAAGA